CTTGGAATTAATCTGGCTAAACTATGTTAAAAGGTACTATGCATGGCACTACATTTTCAGGTCACCCTACTAGAACAACCTGGGGCAACACCGTCAAAAGTGCATCAATAGTCATGGCCATAATTAATTAACAAAAAATTCCTAAATAATTTATAGATTGGTATAATGCTGGAGATGATTTGATAATTATCTGTGAAGAATAGTATAAAAATTAAGTATTGAATGGTATGGCTACTTTCTGTTAAGAAAAAGCTCCTAGTATTGGTTATATTTATAGAGAAATTAAAACTTCTAAAACTACATTTGAGTTTTTGTCAAAAAAGGGCTATTATAGTTAAGGGCATGCTTACATGACAAGATAACCTGATAGATTCATAAATGGATCCAATTACACAGATACAATGTCAATGAATTAAGTTGATTATAATTCTGCCATATAAAAATAGTTGGGCTATTAATCACATAATAATTACTTATTAGATGAATATTTGAAATATAGAGTTGACACATTAGAGTTGAAGGATACAGATAAAGTATTAACAACTTCATATAATGATCATAGAAATCAGAGACCTAGCCCAATATTAGGAACAATATTATGTTATTGCAAATACTGGATACATTATGTAGAAGACTCCTAGTTCTACAAAGCTATATAATCATATTATAGTCTCACTTTAACAGGGCATACATGCCTGTAATTTCACAACCTATGGCCGTAGATATGTGAAATATTAGTGATGATTATAGCTATTTGCATATCAAATAATCATAAAATTATACATTATTCTACATAATGTCAGAGAAAAAACAAAGTGAGTAGAACACACTTCCAAAAAGTTCTAAAAATAGGAGATATAGAGGGAATCGTAATTATAAAAGGAATGATAGATCTAATATTACAACTATATAACGATTAGCAGACAAGTTACATAGTACGTTAACCTCACTAAATGATAATCAACCGCCAACGTATAGTGAAGCAAGAGAAATGTAAAGTCGTAAAGATACAGCTGGCTTGTTTGATAATATTGAACTGGCAATTAGTAAGAAAGGTGGAATGAATAAAGCTTTAACTGCTTTTGGAAGAAAGATCTTACTATAATAAGAACCATATTTTAAATAAATGAGTAGGACGGAGAAGCTTCAGGTATTGGCAGCGGCATTAGGTGATGATTTCTTTACTAGTCTTGCGCCGCATCTTGTCAAATTAGCACCAATAGCATTGGAAATGTTATTACCTTGGTTATTGCATAAATTGGGAGTGTCAAATGATAATATAGAATTGACTCATAAGTATTTAGGTAATTTTTTAAATGATGACCCATAGGCAGGGTTATCTAATCATTTTACAATAATCCCATAAGATTAACCACAACTAATAACAGGGAGTGATTAATTTAGTGCAGTAAACTTGGAAGCTGTCAAGTCTGTATATTACCCTGAATGTTATGGTTCCATAGTTCCAACAGATGAACCTGACCCTGTAGGATACACTAAGAAAATGGTAACATATAAGGTCACTACTAATGCAAATGGTGATGTAATATGTAATATTAGACCAGAAATGATATTTGGGTATTAAAGTAACACGCAAGCATTCTTTATTGTACAAAATGATGTAACTTTAAATACAGCATCAGGTACATAAACACCTGCACCAACATATACTCCTGGACCATTATATAGTAGTGTGAATAATATTGTAACTTATTAAGTTCAATAATTTGCCGTTTCAGCATACGTTACCTCCAGTGCTTTAAATGCGCAAGGCACAATAACTATGTGGATGTGCCATGAAAATACTACAGTTACTTGGAATACAGCACCTATTGGAGTTGGAACAGATCTTGCCAATTCATTCCCTTATGTAAATGTAAGTGGAATACATACTGACTTAGCTCGTAGAATGGTCATACCTACTCAACATTATGATGACGATTTTTCACCTGCATAATAAGCATCCACCAATGGGTAGGGTATTGGCATAATAGTGACAGGTGCACAACCTAACGCAGCGGTTTTAACAGTAACCGTTACATATGGCGTTTGTATGATGCCTGCAGTGGGTATTATTAATTTGATTGATTTACGCTTACCTGGCCCAGGCATATAAACTGTTAAACTTCTTGCTTAATTAGCTTCCAGATATAAAGAGTTAGCTATGTTAGGCCTAAAAGAAGCAGCCCAGCTATGTAATATTATTGAATCGTCCTAGCCAGATTTTGATTCAGTAATAAGAGTTATTAAAACTTTTGTTAAGGGCATAGGGATTTCTGATGGTTCAAATTCCCAAAATCCATCTGTCAATATTGGATCTCATAGTTAAATGTCAGGAATAAGCAATGCGGTTAACAGGATAATAGCAGATGCTTAAAATGCTACAGCATCCAATTGACCCTGAGCTACCTAGTGTAGCTCCAATAAGACGTACTTATTAAGTATATCTTTGCTCCAATCGCGTGGCACTGGAGATTTCTTTAAATTAAAAGTCCACAAGAAGTATATACAATATACTTAAAAA